GCAACGAGCGGGGTAGAACGTTGATCGACGGATCGCGGTCAGTTGAGGGAACGAGTTGTTCCCTCATCAACCGGTTCCAACCATCGAGACCGGACTTTTCGGTCCGGGTCTTGGCCTTTGGGACCAGGAACTCGACGCGTTGGAAGTCGCTGCGCCAGCGCGATTTAAAGATGGCATGGTTAAGAACCATCGCCTCCTCTTCGCGCGGAACGATTCTGCATGGAAAACTACTGGTCGCCACCCCAAAAGGTGTTGGCCCGTAGGTCCTTCTCAGGAACTTCCATACATAGTCGCTTGCGTTTCGGTAGCCTCGCTGACCAATTTGGTTGGCAAACGAGACGTAGGATACGTACGCAGCACCATCGGTGCGCTGTCCGCTCCAAAGGGTCTTCAGGCGAGTGGGAGTGACTTGAACGCCTTTGAAAGCGTCCATGCCACAGCTCTCCCTAAACTCTCCGGAGATGAAGGACTTCGAACGGTTGACCTTTAGGCCATACCGCTCAAGGGCCTCCATACACACACCTGCCCACGCGGTTTTGACAATTATGTCATCACCGTATACGTAGATGTGTTTCCCGACTTCCGCCGGTCTTAGTCGTGTGTGCCTCTCACGAGACACAGCAGAGACACAAATCGCCCAGAAGCAAAGCGCTTCGATAGGAAAGCATAAAGCTGACCCCATCGGCGCAAACTTAGAGAGCGAAATGACTTCCTTATCGGGAAGCTGTGTCTCAGCGGAGCGAGTCGCCTCCAACGCTGCCAACAGTTCAGGTGTGAACTGAAACAGGTGGCGTACAAGCTGAAGGGAAACTCTATCCGACGCATCCTTAAGATCTAGGGTGGCGTACTCACCCGTCTTGGAAGACGAGAGAGCAAGCTGCCGGTTGACCTCTTGGTTCGTGAAGTTGATCTGCCCCCTCGTCGCCGGAAAGGCTTCGAGATGACTAACCAACGACCGCCCGAGTCCTTGCTGAATGAACTGGAATTCCAGTGGTTCAGCAGAGATCAGACGCGGACCGCGGCTATCCTTTGGGACCAATACAACCTTGGCGCGGCCCTTTTCAAGCCGTTTCAGGGACTTGTACCAACCCAAACGATCTATCAGCTCACGACTACCCCCTACAACGAAGTATTCATAGTAGGGGTACACCTGGTGAATGCAACGGTAAAGGCGGGAAAATTCCCACTTCTCATCGAGGCGTTCACCAGTAGAGACCGCCCCTGGACCATGACGCGGTATGATGCTCTTATGGTCAAAACCACGGAGGGCATCACGGATGATATAGGCAGCACCGATGAGTTCATCGGAGGCCAGAAAACCATCCGCAAGCTTAAGTTCCGCCTCAGTCGACTTAAAGGACTCGATGACTCGAGCCTCATCAGCCGGCTTATACGGGACTTCAAGCTTGTACAGCATGAAGCAGACTTGCCGCAGATGTTCTACAGCTGCAGGGTCTGCGTTCTCCAAGAGCCACCCGTCGCGATCGAATACGTTCTTGAAGTATGCCTGCATGAACGCGGGTATACTCACATCCTTGGCGGTTTTGAATTCGCTAGGGATGGTGAAGAACGTATCGCCGAGAGCCTGATCTATAGCCTTGCCAAGTTTAGGCAGGGTTTTAGTCAGGAATCCTAAGCCTTCCTCGGAGGCGCGTGACGAAATGGTCAGCACGTCCCTTTGGATAGACCTAGCGCTACAGATGTGCAGCGGGTCGTCAAACAACAGTTCAGACAGGAGCCCGACATAAAAGTCGATCTGGCTCTTCGAGGACACCATTTTGGCGATCCTTTCCAGAAACCAGCTCGCCCACACTCCTAAGGCACTCGAACAGCCAGAGCTATTAGCTCTCGCCCCGAATTAGCTTCGGATAGTTCGTGTTGTGTGCCCGGACCTCCCCGGTTCCAGCGTTGACATCGATCCACACGGTCGCGACATTGCAAAGCAAGTCTTTGATCATGGCATCGGTGATTACCGCATTCCGCGGGCAGGCGACTGTGAAATTCACAGTCAGAGTGACATCGGCGCCGGTGACAGAGTCCTTCTTAACGAGGGTACCCTGCACAAGATGGCGGTCAATGAGCGCGTTCTTGGGACCCGACACAGAGTGTTGGATATTCAGGAACACGGGCTCAGCGGCCGTCGAAGACGGCAAGTAGCGGCGAGTGCCCCCGGGGAGATCCCCGAGGATTTCGTAGCTAGCATCGCCAGCGGCGTCGTTGTTCTCAACAACAAGTGGGTTTGCGAGCATAGTGGGTTACTCCAATCTATTTGGAGCCCGCGAAGATCGCGAGCAGAAGCACCAGCTGGTCTGGTGAAAGACTCTCTGGCGATAACGTGGCCAGAGAGACTGGAAGACCTACCCCCCTCTCGTAGTAATTCCACCTGACCCGGCCCAGCTTGAATTCCTGATGAACAGAAGTTCCAAGCTGATTGTCGGCAACCTGGTAAACGTCGATATCGGCGCTCGCCTTAAAGCTATGGCTGACTCGTGAGAGTTTCCACGGCTCCGCGGGTTGAACCCGCGTGAGGCGATCCAGGTGGGTGCTAATCTTGAAAACGTAATCCACAACAAAGCTGAATGGGATAACCTCCCACGCAGACTTGATTGGATTATCGAGTCCAAAAGCACCGGTCAGGCCTCTCAGTAGACCGATTGTATCGTTCAGGTGGGTCATATACTGGGTCAATGTAGAACCAGCTCTGTAATCCATCCTGTACGAAACCAGTTCGTAGCGAAATCCCCAACAGCGCACGGGCTCAATCGAGAGTGACGGTAACCCAATGTAGGGTAAAACGTCGCGACGATAAAAAGCCAGGCGAGTGGGTTTCCCATAGGTCTCACGAAGCCATTGAAGGCGTTCTTGAGTCTTCTGGACGACTTCCGACAAGACTTTGAGGTCCGATAGCAAGCTTTGCCATCCGAACTCGTTCGTCAAGTGGAGGCCGGCTACATCCTTCAGAAAGTCACCCTGGAGCTTGGGGAGGAGCTGATCTAGCTCCCTCATACCTCCAAGGAATTCCGCAGCTGACATTTGCTGCGGAAACTGCGTAGTGAAGTCATTGAAGGCTTCAAGATGCAGAGACTCACGAAGGCCATCTGAGAGAAAGGGGAGGATCGAAGAAAGGTCGCTGAGGCTGAGCGAAGGCTTAACCTCATGCGGAGTGACCACAGAACCGTGGTCACCAGTAAACGGCTGAAGGTAGTCCCCGGTATAGAGCCACTTTGTGTGCAGGCACGGATTCATCCTCTGCGTAATGGCAACGTCGTGGTACCGATGTTCGGTAATCACTGCGTCCTCCATATACGAAACAAAGGTGAAGTTCGGCCAGCCAATAGGCAGCTCAAATTCGCCGGGGTCTCCACCAGGGAAGCCGTGCCCAGTCCAATGATAGTCGACGATTTCTTGGCCGTAATAGCCTTGAGACCGAAAACGAGTCATGGTGGGCTACTCCTTTCTAAGAGGTAGGAAGCACAGCACATCCGCTTAGTTCAGCAGTAGCGCTGAGTAGGGCCCCCAGTGGGGC